TGTGTTGCGCAGTATCTTTACAAAATCGCACGGCATGTACCGGTTTCCCTGCACGAGGATATCAAAATCCTTGAAGATCGGGTCTGCGTTTTTCTGGATCGACACCTGCGCCTCGTCCACGTAGTGCAGGCTTTTGATCTCTCCGCGCTCCTTGTGGATATATGCATACCCGCCCTTTCCGAGATAGTAATCCCGCACCATCGCGCGCCAGAATTCGTTCGCGCTCAGCGTGTCGCCCGGCTCGTCGTTCAGGAGGAACACGCGCGCGTCGTCATTGACCTCTTCCGCTCTGCCGTTATTCTCCCGGTACAGCCTGACCGGCGTGCTTGCGACAATATTCGCGATCAGATCAATGCCTCCGCTGACCGTCGGCACCTGTAAAGCCTTTTCCTTCGTCACTGCACCGCCACCTAGCAGCGCCTTCAAAAGCGCGTCGTCAAACTGCACCGTGCCGGTGTCCGCCCGTATTTCCGGCTTTCGCCTGAATAAACCCATATCTTTCCCCCTCACATCTGTACGACAAATGTGTCGCGCCCGAAAAGCATGTCCTGCTGCAGCAGATATACTGCGTCGACAGTAGCCATCAGCATATCAATTTTGCCTGTGCTTTTCTTTTTGCTGAGATACATATTCAAATTGGTGTCGTACAAGGCTCTCGCATTCTGAAAGTTGCTTTCAAACTGCGGGTCTGCGTCGTATTCAAAGTTTCCGCCAAGAATACTGTCTCGAATCAGCTTGATCGGCGGATGCAGAACGCTCGAATGCTGCTTGACTTCCACGCACTCAAACCCTGCGGCGTCAAGCTTGTTTGCCGTGCTGATGCAGTTGTACCGGTCATACCCGATCTGAATGACATTTACGCCGAACCGTCTTGGCATCTCTACAATGAACTGTTCGATAAACCCATAATCAACAACCTCATCGCCGCACGGAAAACAGGACCCGTTCCGGATGAATCTTCGGTAATCAGTGCGTTCCAGTTGGCTCTTGCTGTCCACTTTGTCCGCCGGGATGAATGACCACGCCTTTGCCGCTATTTTATCTCCGTCAGCTGTTACCATGGCCACTGCGCAGTTGTCATTCGTCATGGCCAGGTCGATGCCCACATACACGTCGCGCCCCGCCCAGTTAAACGCATCTGCGTTCCTGCACTTTTTCATATCCTCTATGGCTATAAATTCCTCTCCGCTGTTGCTCGGCACAAAATGATTCATATGCTTTGTAAGGAATTCTTCGCGCTCTGACGGTTTAGCCAATGCCTTTGCGCGGCTTTCCCTGATTTCGTAATAATTTTCCGGCACGCGCAGAGGGTTCGCCATTTCCAGGCCGATATCATCCCAGAGATGATCTTCCGGAGCGTAATACAGCAGTGCAAACAGGCGCTCATCGGTCTCTGTTCCGGCATATATGCGCTTGAGATAATCCAGCTCATCCAGCATAATAGACTTATCCTCCGCATATGCGGTCGTGACCTTAAACATGAGCGGATTTTTAACGCTTAGCTGGCCTGACTTCATAGCCGCTACATTGGAATTGTCTTTCATTGCGCCGTATTCGTCGGCGATGAATGCAGAAGGCCGAATGGCGTTATTTCGGTTTGCTTCTGCCGTGCGCGGCTGGTAAAAGCTGTGTGTGATCAGGCATTCTACACGGCCTGACAATGTTTTCGGTATCTTGAAATATTCCGTCAGCGCCGGGCTTGCTTCGATAATCTGCCGGATCGCCTTCTTTACCTCTCCTGCCAGGTCTCGGTCAAGGCATATGGAATAAAATTCGCTGTAGTTTTCTTCCGTCAGCATCAAAATGATGATTACGACTGCGACAAGAAATGTCTTTGCAGACTTTCGCGGAACGAAAAGCACGCATTCTCGGTATCTGAACTTGTCCGAATCATCCTTGCACCGCCACCCAAACACATTTGCAAGGAAAAATGCCTGAAAGTCTGCTATCTTGTCATATACGCGCTGGCCGATAACGCCGATACCAGTTGCAAAGCACATCAATTTCAGCAAATTTTCTACAATTGCCAGCTTCTTGTGGTCAAAGTAATACGCATATTCCACGCTGTTCTGCTTGTCCAGGTCAGCCAGAAACCATTCACTCTGTGTTTTCACCTCTGATGTGGTAACTTCCTCACCAGATATGCACCGTTTTGCATAGCTTACAGCCTTCTCATAAAGCATCTGCGTCACCCCGTAACGCATCCAGCAGAGGGTTCGCTTTTACTTCCGGCTTTTTTGGAATTGCCCTCAATGCGCTGGCAATCGTAAACCCGTTCTCTTTCTCAATCGCAAACCGTTTAGCCCGGTATACCTCAATCTGCTTGTCTGCATCCATAATCAGCTTGTACCGCTTGCCGCCGTCCATGCTTTCATCGTCCTCGATGCTCTCCCGCATTGCCATATAACGGAGAATGTCAGCCTTGTACAGACAGTAGTCATTTATAACCGCTTCATACAGTGCGTCGTTCTTTCCAGCAGCAGACAGCAGTTCGATCACTCGCACAAATTCTGCGTGCGCTGCATTGCTTGACTTGACTTCGAGCGCTTCGCGAATAGGGATCCCGGTCAGTGCGGCCTTTTCTGCAGCTGCACGATGTGCAACTTCCGCCTTTGTGTTGTGCCGGTTCGTATTGCTTATTGCCTTACTCGGTCTTGCCATCTGCTCACCTCTCTTTCATTTCGGGAATGTTTTTCGCCCAATCAGGCGCCGTTGGTTTAACGCATTAAAGCGTAAAATCGTCATTGCACCCGGGGGGATCCCCCGCATCGCGCATTTCGGCTAACCTGCGCAGTCTCTCAGGATCAATTTCCCCTCTGTCTGCCTCCCTGTGATGTCTGCTGCAAAGGCAAATCAGGTTGCTGTCCTCAAGTAACAGGTCAGGTCGATCCACAAGTTTGATTATGTGGTGCGTCTCAAGGCCATCATACGTCAGCACTCCCTCATCCAGGCATACCGCGCACAGCCATTTGCTACGCTCTTTTATATCCCGAGACTTGCGTATCCAGGCCGATGTATACCGCCCCATCTCGTCTGCAGAACGCTGGAATATCTTCTTTGGACGATGACCGCAGTCTATCCTGCTGTCATGTATCTTCCCGCACCATTGGCATGATCTAAGCATTGATATCACCACCCGCGCCCCAAACCCAACGCCGCAAGCGGATAGCGTGGTGTACGCGGCTCCCAAAAACCAGAGCGCAGGGGCATTACACCTCTGCGCTCTATCTCATGATATCATTTTACCACGAAAGTACTGCCCCCGTTTCACCGTTTTTTACAGCATA